GATTTCTGATGAACAAAGCCTACAATTCAAAAAAGGTGAACTTTCTATACTAACTTGGCTTAAAACCTTGAAAGAGGCAAGCGAGAGAGCATACGAGGAACTCAATGAAAAGAATGTTTGATTTTGCCTGTGCAAACGGGCATAAAACCGAAAGACTGACTGATTATGAGTCGATCAGTTTTAGGTGTGAATGTGGTGAAACAGCCAACCGCATTCTTTCTGCTCCAAACTTCAAACTAGAAGGGTGGTCTGGTTCTTTTCCATCAGAGCATGGAAGGTTCGAGAAAAAACACCTAGATCAGTTGAAGTGGGAGCAAAAGCACAACTCATAAACAGCAATGTCGAGTTGATTCTCCTATAACCGAAACGGCAGGAAAAAGGGATAATATGTTGATTGACCAAGAACCTGAGATGAAGAGTGAGTTAGAAGCTGAAGAATCCAAGCTGTCTGACACCATTGCGCCAGCAAGCCCTGGACTCCCTGATAAATACAGGGATAAAAGTCTGGAAGACATTGTTCGGATGCACCAAGAAGCTGAGAAGCTAATTGGCAAGCAAGCGCAAGAAGTGGGAGAGGTAAGGAAACTTGCTGACGAACTCATAAAGCAGAACCTCAGTTCAAAGCAACAGACTATTAAAGAGGAAGAGCCAGAAGTAGATTTCTTTGAAAATCCACAGAAGGCAGTTCAGAAGACTATTGATAATCATCCTGATGTTCTCGCCGCCCGTCAAGCGGGTGTGGATTTCAAAAGGATGCAGATTCAGCAGAAGCTAACGCAAGAGCATCCTGACTACAGTCAGATTGCTCAAGATCAGGACTTTGTGAATTGGGTGAAATCCTCGCCTGTTCGCCTTGGTCTGTATGCAAAAGCAGATGGTGAGTTCGATTACGATAGTGCCAATGAGTTGCTCTCTACTTACAAGCAGTTGCGTGGTGTCAAGTCAAAGCAGACTGAACAAGCGGGTGAAACCGCCAGGAAGCAGAACATGAAGGCCGCACAAGTGGATGTAGGTGGAACTGGTGAGAGTTCAAAAAGGGTATACAGAAACAGGTAGTGCTACCATACTGTCTACCCCAATGGATTCAGGTCCTGCAAAACGTAGATACAGGGGTAAAAAACCTCAAACATTGTCTGTAAGTTTTATAATGACAACTGCACAAGTAGCGACCCTAGAAACATTTGTTCTAGGGTCTGCTGCAATTAGAGGGGTATCAAGATTTGGGTTTCCACATCCGCGAACACGAGCAGTAGTTGAAGTTAGAATAGTCCCGTCAGATGGTACACTATATAATACAAGTTATACAGCACCAGGATATTATACCATAAGTATGAATTTAGAAGTGTTACCATGAGTAGACTTACATCAATGAGCCCAGAAGCTATTCGTGCCGTATTTTCTACGGATATGGATAGTGATTTAATATTTTTACTAACAATATACGACCCCATAACTAATGCTGTATCTGTTAGATTAGCAGATAATTATACACAACGATTAACAGCTGCTCCATATGCGGAAACTGAAACAGAAGTTTTTTATGGAGTAGTCAGTCGTACAGAACAGTATTTATTTTTACCACTTGAACTAAGTCTACCAAGCGAAGAAGAAGCACAGGCTCCTAGATGTAGTTTGGTTATCCGAGACGTAACCAGAAATGTAACACCACTAATTCGTTCAATTAGTGGTCCACCAAAAGTTACAATGGAACTGGTTTTGTCAAAAACTCCTGACGTAGTAGAAGCAAGTTTTGCAGGATTTTATATTACTAGTTTTGTATACAATGCAGATTCTGTAACTGCTGAACTAGCAATGATAGACTATGAGCGTGAACCATTTCCAATGCACGCATTTACAGCTCCATATTTTCCAGGATTATTCTAATGTGGTCAAATAAATACGTCGGTATCCCCTATAAAGAAAGAGGCAGAGATCTCAACGGCATTGATTGCTGGGGATTGTTACGTCTAGTTTATTCTGAACAATTTAACATTAACTTACCTAGTTTTGCAGCAGAATACACTGAAATAGATACTTTACGTATTCAAGATTTAATTGCTCAACACAAAGAAGGCTGGACACAGCTAGATAAACCTGAAGAAGGTTGTGGCATACTATTCCGTATAGTGGGTACTGAGTCTCATGTAGGCATCGCCATTAGTAGTACACATTTTTTACATGCCAGAGAAGGTCAACTATCTACCATAGAAAGCTTTGACTCCCACGTCTGGAAAAACAGAATAATAGGGTACTTTAAGTACACAGAAAAAAGTTCTGCAATTTTAAATGTAATACCACACCCATTACGTACACAGAGATTTACTGCGGCAATTGAGCCCGGTACTAAACTAGATGCACTAGTACCTTGGATTGCCAAAGAGTATTCAGTACCTGAAGAAATACGTTCACGAATTATTATTATGTTGAACGGGCGCGTTACTAGCCAAGAAGATTGGGCAACTACTACTTTACAAGAATCTGATAGAGTTGAATACAGAGCAGTGCCTACTGGTGGTGGTAAGAATGGCGGCATACTTAGAATGGCAGCTTTAATTGCCGTTGTTGTTATAGCACAATCATACGGACTTCAGGTTTCGTCAGCACTTGGTTTAGGTACTTCCACTGCCGCAGTTGCGGCAACCACAGTAGCGCTTTCGTTAGTTGGCACAGCCTTAGTAATGGCTATTGCACCAATTAGACCTGACGATATGAAAGGGCCCGGAGCCGATCCAGGTAGTTCAGAACGACAACTAATGGTTAGCGGAGCGGCTAATAGAGCTGCACCATACTCGGCTATACCAGTTATTTTAGGTAAAGTTAAAATTACTCCACCATTAGGTGCGGATAACTATATAACCTATGAAAATGACAGAGATACTTACTTAACCATGCTATTGGTATGGGGATACGGCCCATTAGTAATTGATGTCGCTACTCTTAAAATAGGTGATATAGCTTTAGAAAACTTTACTTTATCTAAATTTAGCGATAATACAAGTAAGTTTATTACCTTAGACAGACGCACAGAGCCAACTAACACAGAGTTGGCTCGATTCAACTCAATATATGGCAATGATGTTTATCAAGTTACTAAAAATTTAGTGCTTGTATGTGATGGAAATCCAGAAGGCACTACTACTAATACTGGTGCTTATGATAGTGAAGGTAACCCAATCACTTCAACTGTAATGGTAACCCCCGGACCTTGGAGTGAAGCTGCAGGTAATGGCACGCACAATAAAGTTATTGTGGCTATTCATTTTTCACAAGGTTTACGTAAAATATTAATAAAAGGTGAGGAGGCAGGTGCTAATGCTACTGCGCCTGTTACTATTGCATATGAACTTAAGTTGGGTACTGCTGGTTGGACTCCCTGGAAAAAGGTAACTTATGGTGGTGATGCTGTTAAAAAAGATGCTTTTACTGTTACTGAAGAATATAACTCAACTACTCCTCAATCCATACAGGTTAGAGTAAGACGCGAAACAGGAGACAATACAGAAGATAACCCAAATTGGAGATATTCTTTTGAATCGTTATTTTTAAGTGCTACATTTGTAAGCAATAATAGTCCAGCAGTAGATCCTAAAAATGCTGTAATTGCAAAAACTGCACTTCAAATTAAAGCCAATGAACAACTAAATAATAGCATTGAAGGTATTAATGCTGTAGTACAAACGTATGCGTTAAGTTGGAATGGTACTACTTGGGCTATGGCAGCCACCAATAATCCTGCAGACTTATTTAGGTATGTACTTCAACACCCAGGTAATCCTCAGCGAGTTCTAGATATTGACGTTGCAACTAAAATTAACTTAACACAACTACAGTACTGGCACGATTATTGCGTAACAAAAGGATTTACTTTTAACAAAATTCAAGCAGAAGCAAGAAGTGTATTAGATACTTTACGCGATATATGTGCAGCAGGTAGAGCCAGTCCAGGATTGATAGACGGAAAATGGACAGTTATAATTGATGAACCTAAACCAAATATTGTACAGCACTTTAGTCCTCACAATAGTTGGGGATTTGAAGGTACCAGAGCTTTACCAAGGCTACCTGACGCACTCAGAGTAACTTACTATGATGAAGATCAAGACTATCAAGAATCAGAAGTAATTGTTTATGCAGTTGGTAAATCTCAAGCAACTGCAGAGTTGTTTGAAAGTATTCAAGTACCTGGAGTAACTAAAAGTTCAATAGCAATTGATCACGCCAGATGGCACATGGCGCAAGCACAACTAAGAAGAGAAAAATATAGTTTAAGTACTGATATTGAATATATAGTTGCTAATCGTGGTGATAGAGTAAAAGTAACTCACGATGTACCTATGTGGGGCCTAGGAAGCGGCCGTATCAAAAATAGAATTACTGACACTATCTTTGATTTAGATGAGACAGTATCAGTTACTAACGGCTTGAATCATACCTTGAGATTCAGAAGTAACTCAGGTACATCAAGCGAAAGAACACTTAAACAACAGTTTAACATAGTTTCTGTTGAAAGTACAGGAATTATAGTGACGGTTATTTTAACGGAACAACACCCACTAGTTGTAGGGAATGTTGTAGTAGTTAATAGTGCAGTTACAGCACTTAACAGTTCAACAGCTACAGTTACTGCAATAACAACTTATGGATTCAGTTACAGATTAGTCGGCGATTCAGTTAATACAACTTCTACTAGTGGAACAGTTACTTTAGCAACTGGTTATTACAGCAGAGTCCAATTAACAGCTACTATTACTAGTACAGACGCAAATAGTGGTGATCTATTCTTATTTGGACAATATCAAAAAGAGTCTCAAGATTTAATTATAATGAATATTGAGCCTAGCGGCAATAAATCTGCTTTACTTACCCTAGTAGATTACGGTGTTACAGATAGTTATAATATATTTACACAGTACTTAAATTTAACTGCAACTACTGTATTTGAAACAAATATTACTAAGACTTCTGAATTCTTACAAAATGCTTTTGCTGCTGATGACATACCCTTAATAACTAATTTGCAAAGTAACGATTTTGTTGCTGATATAATTAGTCCGGGTACATATGCTTATAAAATTCGTGTAAGTTTTGCTAATAGCAATCAACTACCAACAACAGTAGATATGGTAGAATGTCAATATGACTTATCTACTTCTACTAACTCAAGTAACTACTTAACTGTTACAGTACCGTTTTTATCAAATACGGTAAATATTCCTAATGTACAAGTTGGAGAAACTTACAAAATTAGGTTAAGGTACACAAGTTCAGATGGTAGAGCAGGCTCTTGGAGTACATGGAATAATCACACAGTACAAGGCAAAGTATACAACTACGGTGACGTGTCAGCAGTAAGCGTAAAACGTGTAGGACGTTATTTAGAAATTACTCCAACATTTAGAACTAATGTTCCACCTCCTGCTGATTTTCAATATTTTGAAGTACGAGTATTAAGGTATCAAACTGTACAAGGTACTATACCTGATGTATGGGATAGTACCGATAGTACACTGCAAACAATAACTACTACTAGTGTCGCTAGACTAGATTTAAAACTATTTCCAGTAGGAACTAATTTACACAGAATTAGTGCTAGCGGTGTTCAATATGTAATTGCTTGTCGGGCTTTAGATAGGGTTGGAAATTATAGTAATTTGGGTGCTTCCGCTAAGACCTCCATTACTTTAGTTACGATACCGGCATGATAGAAAAGGTATAATATGTCAGCTACAATTACAGCAGGAATTGATTCTTTAACACTAAAAGTCACTTCACCGAAAGAAAGTGACGGAACTCCCAGAGACGACTTAATAGGCATCAAAGTCTGGTATTCTACTATACCAGGTTTTGACCCACTCAATAATCAAGGTACTCTTGCGTATGATGGTACTGGTCTTGACGTAACTATAACCGGATTGTTGAGTGGTACTACCTATTATGTCAGATATGCTCTTATAAGTGAAATTGAGCCAGATTATTGGATTGTAAGTTCTCAGCTTTCTGGCACTCCTGTATACGAAACTCAAACAACTGATAATACGGCCCCACCAACACCCGTTAATGTAAGTGTTACTGCTGGTGTTGGTACTTTAATTATTAAGCACGACGCACCAAGTTATACAATGGGTCGTGGTCATAAAAAGACGCACGTATTTGGTTTAAAGGAAACCCCTGCCAATACTGCTGCAGGGTATACTTTTGCCAATGCAGCAGCTGCTGGCGAGATCGCACAGTTTACAGGAAATATTTTTAACCTTAGTAGTGATCCAGCAACTGTCTGGCATATTTGGTTAAAGTGGGAAACCAATAACGGTATATTAAGTACTACACCAAGCGGCGGTACTGCGGGAACTATAGCTACTACTTCTGAAGATGTTACTACCTTACTATCCGCACTTAGTAGTCAAATTACCACAAGCGAATTATCAACCACATTACGAAATAATGTAAGTAATTTAAATAGTCAGTATACTATTAAGGTTGGTAGTGGTGGACAGATTGCTGGATTTGGTATTGCTAGTACTGCTACAGATTCAGCTAATGTTACTAGTGATTTTGGTATTCAGGCCGATAAATTTTGGATTGCACCACCTGCAGTAGCTCAAGCTACTGCCCCTAGTACAGATTTGTATAAGGGATATGTTTGGGTCGATACCAGTGTTACACCAAATGTAACAAAATACTATACAGGTACAGCTTGGTCTACAACTCCACAAACTATTATACCATTTTCAGTCGTAACTACTCCTACTACTATTAATGGAGTAGTAGTACCTGTTGGTGTTTATATTGATGCTGGCTATATTAAAGAAGGTACTATCACTAGTGCTAAAATTGCTAATGCTACTATTGATTCAGCAAAAATTGCTAGTATTGACGCAACCACAATAACAGTTAATAAAATAAGTGCTAGTCAGATTAACAGTAATGGTTTAAGTATTAAAGATGCACTAGGCAATGTATTACTTGATGCCGGAAATAGTGTACTAGGTGCTAGCTTATTTGTAGGAAGTGGCAGCAATCAACGATTGCTATCAACAATTGGCGCGTTTGCTGCTACACCTAATACTGCCTATATTGGCCAATTTTCTAGTGCGCCAGCGTTTACAGCAAGCAGAACTATTGCTACTGTAAACAGAGTTTCTGGTATTACAACTATAACAACATCTG